GTCTGGGACTCGGAATTGACGGGGCTGGTCGTACTCGGTTTCGGGGGCCATGCGCCCAAGGTACTGCCGCGGGTTCGTAGCTACAAGTTCCTGCCTCCAAACCCTTGCTTTGTAGCTACAAAAGGGCGTAGCTTTGTAGCTACAAGAGAACGAGCAAGGGGGTACCCGATGAACGCCAAGGCCCGCACCGCCCGCCGCATCACCCGCGACCGCGCCACCACCCACCGCGCCACCCGCAAGGCGGTCCGTGCCGTCGGCACCGGGACCCCCCAGACCGCCCGCACCCACCTCATCGCCGCCGGCATCGACACCGCCACCGCCAAGCGGTTCGCCGGCGCGTTCTCCAACCGCGTCCAGCCCACCGCCGCCACCACCGCCCCGATCAAGCTGAAGGGCCGCACCACCAAGACCGTCGCAGTCAAGCTCTACGACCGCGCCACGTTCGCCGCCCGCCTCGCCGTCTACCGGCCCAAGGACAAGACGGCCGCTGCCCAGTTCACGCAGGCCGCCCACCGCCTCGCCGCCTAGGAGACGCCGTGAACAACCTCGCCCCCGACGCCACCCCCGAACCCCTCCCCGCCTGGGAACTCACCGGCTGGAAACTCGCCCAGGAAGACCGCCGCTGGGACCGGTGGGAGCAGGACTATGAGACCGACTGCGACGAGTAGCCCGGCGCCGGGTGCAGCCGGTGAGCTTCGTCGGGCAGGGGGACGGTCTCCCGTGGCACCCAGCCCGTACTCCAACCGCAGTTGCAGTGGTAGCTGACCAGCCCTGTTGTTTCACGCAGCAGCCACCGGCGTCCCTCCCCGTCGGGCGGCCCGGGTCGGCTCCTGATCTGGTTGAGGCCCTGGAGCTGGTGCTCCAGGGCCCAGCCTTCATTGACCGTCTCGGTCATGGCTCCTCCTTGGGTCGACTGGCTCCATAGTCCACCCACCGCCATGGATTGGCCCGCTATTGGCCCGCATCTCGCACCTCGGGAGGCGGGCCAATTTGCTGCCCTCCGTGCCATCCTGGGGCCAGGAGGGAGGCCAATCATGGGATCGGATCAGCCTCGGGACGGCGCCCACAGATTCGAGTACACGCTCAGCGCAGCCGAACGTGACGCTCGCGCCGCCGAGATGAGAGCCCGCGGCGCCAACTACACCGAGATCGCGGAAGCCCTCGGCTACTACGACCGCAGCCATGCATGGCGCGCCCTGCAGACCGCCAAGCGCCGCGTCCTCGAGGACTCCGTGAAACGCCTCATCGAGGTCGAGGCGCAGCAGCTCGACGAGTTGTACGTCGCAGCCCTTGACGTTCTCGAGACCGACCACGTCACGGTCTCCCACGGCCGGATCGTCAAGGACGACGACGGCACCCCCATCCCGGACCCCGGTCCCAAGCTGGCGGCGATCCGCGAGCTCCGCGCCCTCCGCGAGTCCTTCCGCAAGCTGTACGGCCTCGACGCCGCTACCAAGGTCAGCGTCGATGCCGAGAGCCTCGGCGCGGAGATAGGCAGCCTCCTCGACCGCCTCACCAAGCCGGCCGACGCCGATGACGACAGCGCCTGACCTCGACCAGATCCGCCGACAGATCGCCGCTCTCGTCCGAGCCGGCGACACCCGGCAGCTGCGCACGGTCCGGGACCAGCTGAAGTCTGCGGTGGACCGCCAGGAGTCGGCAGGCCGACAGGCCCGCTACCAGCACGACCCGGTTGGCTGGGTGAGGGAGCGGCTCGGGCAGGTGGTGTGGTCGAAGCAGCGGCAGATCATGCAGTCGATCGTCGAGCACCGCCGGACCGCGGTCCGCTCCTGTCACGGCGTCGGCAAGTCCCACACCGCAAGCCTGGTGGCGTCTTGGTGGCTTGACTCCCACCCGCCAGGCAGCGCGTTCGTCGTCACCTCGGCGCCCACCTACGCGCAGGTCCGGGCGATCCTGTGGCGGTACATCCGCCGCGTACACAAGGCCGGCAAACTGCCGGGCCGCGTGAATCAAACCGAATGGCACCTGGACGACGAGCTAGTGGCGTTCGGTCGCAAACCCGCTGACCACGACGAGTCGGCGTTCCAGGGGATTCACGCCCGGTATGTGCTCGTCATCCTCGATGAGGCGTGCGGCATCCCCGAGCAGCTGTGGGTGGCGGCGGACGCCCTGACCACCAACACGGACTGCCGCATGCTGGCGATCGGCAACCCTGACAACCCCGCCAGCCACTTCCGCAAGGTGTGTACTCCGGGCTCGGGCTGGCACGTGATCGGCATCTCCGCCTTCGAGTCCCCCAACCTGACCGGCGAGGAAGTGCCCGAGTCGGTCGCTCAGGCGCTCGTGAGCCGGGAGTGGGTCGAGGAGAAGGCTGGCGAGTGGGGCGAGGACAACCCCCTGTACCGATCCAAGGTGCTGGGGGAGTTCAGTGCCGACGCCCCCAACCAGGTAGTGCGCGCCAGTGACGTTGCCGCGTGCCGGATCGAGCGGGAGACCGTGGCGGCGGATCCGGTCGAGCCGGTCGAGCTTGGCGTAGACGTCGGTGGTGGCGGGGACGAGACGGTGGTCCGGGAGCGGCGGGGGATCCGGGCCGGCAGGGAGTGGCGGGCGCACACCGATAGGCCGGAGAAGATCGCGCCGTTGATCATTCAGGCGATCAAGGAGACCGGCGCCACCGCCGTAAAGATCGACTCCATCGGCGTCGGCTTCGGCGTCATCGGCGAACTCCGCAACGCAGCCAACCGGCGTGAACACACCGCGCAGATCATCGGTGTCAACGTCGGCGAGAAGGCAAGCGACCCCGGCAAGTACGCCAACTTGAGAGCCGAGCTGTGGTGGGAGGTCGGCCGGGGCCTGTCCGAGCGGCAGGGCTGGGACCTGTCCCGCGCCGAGAACGCCGACACAGCGGTGGCTCAACTTCTAGAGCCGCGGTGGGAGGTCGACCCGCAGGGTCGCATCAAGGTCGAGCCTAAGGCCGAGATCATCAAGCGACTCGGGCGGTCGCCCGACAACGCTGACGCCCTGCTCCTCGCCTTCTACTCGGCCGGCCGCACCCGCGTCCGCTGGCTCTAACCCGTCCAACCGTCAGGGGGCTCACCCATGCGTCAGGCAGTGCTGTCAAGACTCCGACAGGTCATCCCTATCGCACTTGTATCAGTAGGGCTTATGCTCATGGCAATTGGCATTGGCATGACTTATGAACCGGCGGGCTGGATGGCGGCGGGCGTAGGCCTCCTCCTCCTCGAACGCTGGCTCTCGGACTCCGGCAGGAGGTGACCGTGCGACAGCCCTTCCTCAGGAGCCTCCGCAACCGCGCCACCACCGCCGAGCCGCCTGTGCCGTTCTCCCCGCGCACCCAGTCGTTCCTGAGCTTCGCCGGTCGAGGCGACGCCACAGCGCAGATGGCCGCGATGGGATCCGTGGGCACCCTCTTCGCTATCGTCAACCGGCTGTCGAACGCCACGAGTCAGGTCGAGTGGAAGCTCTGGCGGAGCGCCGCGTCTGGCAAAGACGAGGACCGCGTTGAGGTCACCTCGCACGCCGCCCTCGACCTGTGGCGCAAGCCGAACGGGTTCATGCCGCGGCAGGAGTTCGTGGAGGTCGGCCAGCAGCACCTCGAGCTGACGGGCGAGTCCTGGTGGGTCATCGGCCGGCATGGATCCTCGTCGATCCCGCTGGAGCTGTGGCCGGTCCGCCCGGACCGCATGACCCCCGTCCCGGACCCGGACCGCTACCTCGCCGGCTACGTGTACAGCGGGCCGAGCGGCGAGCAGATCCCCCTTGAGCTGGATCAGGTCATTCAGCTGCGCATGCCCAACCCCCTCGACCCGTACCGGGGCATGGGGCCAGTGCAGTCGATCCTGTCCGACCTCGACGCCACCCGGTACAGCGCCGAGTGGAACCGCAACTTCTTCCTGAACAGCGCGGAGCCAGGCGGCATCATCGAGGTTCCGACCCCGCTTTCCGACACCCAGTTCGACGAGCTGCGGGAGCGCTGGAACGAGCAGCATCGCGGTGTCGCGAACGCTCACAGGGTCGCGATCTTGGAGCACGGCAAGTGGGTTGATCGGAAGTTCACGCAGCGGGACATGCAGTTCGTTGAGCTGCGCAGCGTCAGCCGTGAGGTGATCCGCGAGGCGTTCGGGATCCCAGCGTTCGCACTCGGCGAGGTCGCCGACGTCAACCGGGCGACCGCCGAAGCGTCCTCCACGTGGTTCGCGGAGATGCTCGTCATACCCCGCCTTGAGCGCATCAAGGCAGCACTCAACCATGACCTCCTGCCGCTCTTCGGTAAGGCCGCGCAAGGTATGGAGTTCGACTACGAGAACCCCGTCGCCGAGGACCGCGACCTGGCCGCACGGGAACTGACCGCGAAGGCCGCCGCGGCGCGCGAGCTGATCGAGGCCGGCGCCTACGGGCCGGAGGTGCTGGCTGCCCTGGACCTTCCCGAGATTGCTTTCGGGCAGCCGGGCGCGGACCAGGACCGTGAGCTACTCATCAAGCTCGTGACCCGGGCACCGCTGCTCGCTCCGACGATCCTCCCCATGCTCGGCTTCGAACTGCCGACGCCGCCGCCCGCGCCTGCTGTTCCTGCTGCGGGTCCGGTCGCCGACGAGGAGGGGCCGGACGAGCCGTCGAACGCGCTGCCCCTCGGCCCCGAACTGGCCGCCCTGGCTGGCCTGCCGGACATGCAGGCCGCGCAACGGTGGGTCGCGGTCGCCGTGGACGACGACAACACATGCGAGCCGTGTGCGCAGAACAACGGCCGGACGTACCGCAATAGGGCCGCGGCCTACGCCGACTACCCGGGCGGCTCGGGCTACGTGCACTGCGTCGGCGCGCAGTACGGCAACGAGTGCCGCTGCAAGGTCGTCAAGCGCGGCAAGGGGGAGGACCAGTGAGCAGGCGTCTGCAGATCAGCCGTGGCGGGGAGTCGAGGGGGGCCAAGGTCCACCTCGATGGAGAGGACATCGGTAGGGACCTGACTGCCCTGACCCTGCGGTTGGTTGCTGGTAAGGCCACGACGGCCGTGCTCGACGTGTTCATCGACGACCTGTCGACGGACCTGGAAGACGTGCAGGCGGTCGTACCTGAGGCAACCCGGAAGCTCCTCGTTCAGCTGGGTTGGACGCCTCCTGAGGGGGATGGTGCATCATGAGTGTTGACTCGCGGGGAGAGTCGGAGTCTGAGGTGCGCGTCCCGTCCAGGGCCGAGCGTGTGCGGGTGGTGTCCCGTGCGTCTGCCGGCTTCCCCATCACGGCTTCCCGGGTTCTGCTCGGCGGGGCTGCCGCAGCGGAGCGTGACAACGTTGTCAGTCGCGTTGTCGCAGGCGAGGGCA